GACTCCGCGGACAACGCGACGTTCGCGGATATCGGCGGAGCCGCGTTCACCGCGGTGACCACCGGGCCCGCCTGGCAGCGTATTTCGATCAGCAACGCGGCCACCGTGCGCCGGTACGTGCGCGTGTCCACCACCACCGCTGGGGGCTTCACCTCGGTGACGTTCGCGGTGTCGCTAGTGCGTAACCCGATCGCCGGGCAGGTGTTCTGATGGGCGCAGGGATGGTGTGGGACCCGCGGCTGTGCGAGGGCAAAGGCGGGTGGCGTATCCCACCTCAAGGGCCCGCGGCCGCGTATCAGACGTACCTGATCCGGCAGCCGCGCGACACCAGCGTCATCCAGGCCTGCCACGAGGTCGGCTGCCAGGCGTGGCGTAACGGCTGGGAGACGGTTGTCGACGAGCGCACAGACCTCGGCGCGTCGCAGGCTGCGTATATCCGTACCGGTTCACGTCGAACCTTCCGTGAGCAGCGCACCGAGGGCGGTTTGACGGTGTTCCGGTTCGAGTCCGGTCAGCGTTGCTTCACCGAGCACCGCACGAGGCCGCAGATCTTCGCGGTGCGCGGCGGTGACTGGCGGGGCAATCCGAGCGGGGATCGCCGGGTTCATCAGAGTCCGGATGACTGGGTTGAGGACTTCGGCGAGCACCAGCTGGTTGTAGCCGACCAGGTAGAGAGGGGCTGACATGGCCCTGATGTGCGTCTACGAGCATGGCGACAACGTGCTCACCTACGACACGGACGACGTCGAGAGCTACGAGGTTCACACGCAGGGCGACGTCCTCGACGTGACGCGCCCGGAGGACGCCGGCATTCGCCGGGAGCTCGGTCAGGCGCACCTGCAGCTGACCGTCCACTTCAAGCCGGGCAAGCGTGCCCTGTGGATCGAGAAAAGGGAGTTGAACCATGGCTAAAAGCTCGGGCCTTGGGTGGAGCACGTTGACGGTCGATGACGCGTCCGGAACGCCGCAGGCCATCAAGAACGACTTCACCAACCTGCAGTTCGCCACCCCGCGCGCGGTGCAGGACGTCACCGGCATCGACAAGAGCGCGATCGAGCGGATCCTGCTGCTCGCCGACTTCTCCATCACCCTCAACGGCCCGCACGACCCAGCGGCCAACCAGTCGCACGCCGTGTTCTCCACCGTGCCGTCCACGTCGGTGAACCGCACGGTCACCATCGTGGTCAACGGCAAGACCCTGGCGAACGAGACCTTGTTCACCGACTACCCGCTCACCCGGTCCGCCGCGGGCGAGTTCACCTACGCCGTGCCCGGTGTGCTGGCCGACGGCACCGTGCCGACCTGGAGCTGAGGAACCCCTATGCCGTACCCCGGCCGTCTCTACCGGCTCTCGTTCACCGCACCGGAGATGCAGGACGTACACATCACCCTGCGCCCCATGAGCGTGGGGGAGGCCCTGTCCTACGACGAGGCCCGCATGACCCCGCCGACGACGAAGGAGCAGCTGCGCGCGCGCACCGAGGACCTGGCGCAGCGCCTCGCGGACGTCGTCGTCGAGTGGGATCTGCTGGACGCCAAGGGCGTACCGGTGCCTATCACCCAGGCCGGTGTCATGGGTCTGGACGACTGGGTGATGACGGAGATCGAGAAAGGCATGTTCCAGGCCTATCGGGGCGGCTCCCCTTTGGCCCAGACACCGGCACCGGCGGTGGGGGAGGCGGGGATCGAGTCGAGTTTGCCGATGACGCCGCTGCCCGAGCCTACTTCCGCGTAAAACGCGCCCGGGTCGTCATGGCGATCTGCGACCGGTTCCGGTGCCTGCCCTCGCAGGCGCTCGCCGAGCCGGTCGAGGTGCTGGAACTGATCGAAACCGAGAACGCCGAGAGTGACTTCGGAAGCGAAGGGTGGTGAGTGACGCAGTGAGCGAAGTTCTGATGAAGGAATGTCGAGAGTGCCAGGCGTCGCTTCCCATCGATCGATTTAGCCCCCATCCTCGTGGGCGCTTAGGCGTGCGTACGATCTGCAAGCCGTGCCAGTCGAAGAAGGCAATGGAATGGAACGACAAGAACTGGGATAAAGCGCGGGACGCCCATCTTCGACGGCAGTACGGAATAACTCTGGAGCATTACGAGCGCCTATTCGCACAACAGAATGGTGTCTGCGCGATCTGCGGCGACCCTCCCGGGTTAGGCAATACTAATCTCGGACGTAAGGGCGAGCGTCGCCAGGGCAGGCCGACGCGTCCGCTCCTAGCTGTCGACCACGACCACGTGACTGGGAAGGTACGGGGGCTGCTCTGCATTCCTTGTAATAGGGGAATTGGATTTCTGAAGGATAGCGCTGACGTTATCAGGTTCGCTCTGAAGTATTTAGAGGAGCGGGTCTAGTTGAGTAATGTCATTGAGATCCTTGTTACGGGCCGGAACCTGACGAAGCCCGCGTTCGACGAGGCCGCCCGTAACGGCCGGTCGATCGGGCAGCAGGTCGGCGACGAGTTCACCCAGGGCGTCGGTGACAAGGTCAAGCAGGACCTTCCGCCCGCGGTCGAGGACCCGCTAGAGGAGTCCGGGAAGAAGGGCGGGGAGAAGGGCGGTCAGGCCGCGGGCGGTTCGTTCGCGGGCGGCATGTCGCCTCTGATCATGGGTGCGTTCGCCGCGGCCGCGAGCGCCGGCCCCGGGCTGATCCTCGCCGGTACCGCCGCCGCGGTGATCGGCGCAGGAGCACTGATCACCAAGGGCAACGCCGAGCTGCAGGGCAGCTACCAGCGACTGGGCCGCGACGCCTCAGACGCGGTCCAGCAGGCCACCGCGCCGCTGGTGCCGCAGTTGCAGGGCGCCGTCACCGTCCTGGACCAAGGGCTGGCGCGCACCGGCGGTGAACTCAAGGACGTGTTCGCCGGGGCGGCTCCGATGGCGCAGGACATGGCGCACGGCGTGCTGTCGCTGGTGGATAACGCGCTGCCGGGATTGGCGAGCGGGATGCGCGCGATCGCCCCGTACAGCCATGAGATCGCCGACGACTTCGGCAAGCTGGGCAGCGGCGTGTCCGGGTTCTTCTCCGGGCTCGCCGGTGGCGCCGGGGGCGGCATGGCCGGCTTCTCGGCGCTGATCGACGTCGTCTCGCACCTTCTGACGGATATCGGGCAGATCACCGGTTCCCTCGCCAACGGGCTCGGACCGGCGCTGCACGACATCTCGGACGTGGCGATCCCCGTGGCGGGCGCACTGACCGCGTTCGTCCACGCCATCCCCCCGGGCGTGATCCGCGCGGCGGCCGATGCGACACTCGCGTTGTTCCTCGCGTTCAAGGGCGCGTCGCTCGCCGGACTGCTGAGCGAGGGCGCCACGTTCCTCAGCTTCCTGCGCGGCGCGGCGCTCGCGGAGGACGCCGCCGCGACCGGCGCGAAAGCGTGGGGCCTGGCGATGGACGCGATCCCGCTCGTCGCGGTCGGTGCCGCGATCGCCGGACTGGCCGTGGCCGCCGACAAGCTGGGCGGCGCCGGCGACCACACCTCGGTCAACATCGACAAGTTCACCAGCTCCCTGCTGGACGCCGCGAACGGTTCGCAGAGCGCGCAGGACGGCGTGGTGAAGATGGCGACCTCGTTCGCCATGATGAACGGCACGATGGGCATGAGCCTGCAGGGGCTCAAGGACATCGACACGTCACTGGCGAACCTGTACCAGTCGAACCCGGCCGCGGCAGCCAAGGAGTTCGACGCGATCACCACGTCGCTCAAGGGACAGGGGCAGAGCGCGGACCAGATCGCGGCGGAGTTCCCGCAGTACACCAAGGCGCTCGCCGACGCGCAGCTGCAGGCGAAGGAAACCGCGGCCAGCACCCAGGTGGTTTCGGGCAGCGTCGACGTGCTCACCCAGCGGCTGACCGCCGCGAACCTGTCCACGCAGGACAGTGCCCGCCAGTCCGCCGCCGCGACCCTGGCCGCGCTGGGTTTCAGCGACGGCGAGGGCACTCTCGCGACGAGCCTTGATGCCACGTTGCAGGCGTTCAGCGAGAACAGCGGCGCCGCGTCCGCGCTCAAACAGGCGTATGACGCGCTGTTCGGGAAGTACGCCAGCTATAGCGAAGCGCAGGCGCAGTTCACTCTCGACCTGGAGAACGTCGCCAAGCAGGTCACCAAGGGCAAGGACGTGACGAACCTGTCTACGGATGCCGGGGCGAAGAACCTGGAGCTGTTCAAGCAGCTCGCCGATCAGAACGAGACGCGCGCGGAGGCGCTGCTGAGCGAGACCGGTAGCCAGGACAAGGCGAACGCGTCGTTGCAGCAGGGTGCGCTCGCGTTGGACGCGGCGGCGAAGAAAGCCGGGTTCACCAAGGATCAGATTGACCAGTTGAACCTGGCGTTGTTCGGCACGAAGAACCTCTCCAACTTGAAGATCACGGTCGGGGCGGACACCTCGGCGGCGATCAACAGCGTGAATGACTCTCTGCGGTATATCGACAACCAGGTCGCATATATCCAGGTTCAGACGACTGGCGGGTTGCCCGGCGGTAAGCAGCTGCTCGCGCACGGCGGCATCGTGGGCGGCATCGGCGCCGCCGCGTCGGGTGGCGCGCGCGGCTCCCTCACGATGATCAACGAACAAGGGCCCGAACTCGTCAGGCTGCCCTCCGGATCCATGGTCATGTCCCACCCCGACACCATGCGCCAACTCGACCAGCAGCGCAGCGGCAGCTCGTCCCGTCTACAGATCGAGTGGATCGGCGGCAACGCCGGCGACGAGTTCCTGGCCTGGTTGCGGGGCAACATCCGCATCCGCGGCGGCAATGTGCAGACGGTACTGGGGCACGGCTAATGACCTTCCCGCAGGCCGTCCTCGACACCCGCGTAGAGCTGCTGCTCGGCACCACGTGGACCAACATCACCAGCAAGATCTACTTCCGTGACGGTGTCACCATCACAGGCGGCCACCCCGACGAAGCCAGCCGCGCCAATCCCACCTTCGCGTCCCTGACCGTCGATAACCGCACCGGCGACTTCGCGCCGCGCAACCCCCTGGGCCAGTACTACGGGCTGATCGGACGCAACACCCCGCTGCGCATCAGCGTCCCAGAAGGATCCACCTACCTACGCTCCGAAACCGACCTAGTCAGCGGAATCTCCTGCCCCAGCTCGTCCGCCCTGAACATCACCGGCGACCTGGAAGTGCAGGTCGACGCTGCTCTGGACGACTGGTACGGGACCGCCGGAACCACGGTGCTGGCCGCCAAGTACAACACGACCGGCAACCAGCGCTCCTGGCTGCTCGGTCTCGTCGGCGGCGACGTCGGCAACCCCACCTTCATCTGGTCCACGGACGGCACCGTCGCCAACGCACACCAGGCGACCTGCGCGCTGCCGGTCAACCCGACCTCGCCGACACGCCGCTGCGCGCTGAAAGTCACCTTCTCAGCGGCAACCGGCACCGTCACCTTCTACACCGCGCCCACGATCAGCGGCACATGGATCCAGCTCGGCACGCCGATCGTCCTGGGCTCGGCGACCAGCATCTTCTCCTCTACCGCGGCGCTGTCGGTGGGGTACAGCAACGGCGGCGTCGGCTTCCAGGGGAAGATCTTCGCGTGCAAGGTGCTCTCGGGTGTCGGCGGCACGGTGAAAGCGAGCCCGGACTTCACGGTGCAGAGCGACGGCGCGACCTCGTTCAACGACGCGCAGGGCAATGTGTGGAGCGTCAACGGCACCACGGAGATCAGCGGCCGCAAGTACCGATTCCACGGCGAGGTGCCCGCGTGGCCGCAGCAGTGGGACACCTCCCAGAGCGACATCTACGCCCCGATCCAGGCGTCCGGGTTGCTGCGCCGTCTCGGGCTGCCCGGCGCGAAGGTACTGAACTCCGCGCTGTATCGCGCCTACGTGCGCGCCACGGGTTCGAGCGCTCCGGCCGCGTATTGGCCGTGCGAAGACGGCACGTCGGCGTCCTATATCGCCTCCGCGTTGCCCGGCGTACCGCCGATGGGCGTGGCGGGGACACCTAGTTTCGCCAGTAACACGACGTTCCTGTGCTCCGCGGCGTTGCCGCAGCTCTCCGGCAGCACGTGGACCGGGCAAGTGCCTCAGACCACGGCCACGGTCACCGGCAACACCGTCAATCTGCTGCTCTCGGTGCCCTCCGGCGGGGAAACGAACGGCGCGATCCTCGCGCGGGTCCTGACCACCGGCACGATCGCGCGGGTCGACCTGTCCTACGGCACCGGCGGCATCCTGACGGTCACCGGGTACAACACCAGCGGCGGACAGCTGTTCACGGCGAACTCGACCGGTTCGCAGAGCGTCAACGGCAACCCCGTGATCGTGCAGCTGTCCCAGACGAAGAACGGCACCGGCGTCGATGTCGGCGCACTGTTCCTCACCCTGGCCAACTACGAGGGGAACTTCAGCCCGCCCACGCAGGCCAGTAGCACCATCGGGCAGATCACACAGGTCATCATCAACCCCGGCGGCGTCGCGTCCGCCAGCGCGATCGGGCATGTGGCCGCGCTGCAATCCAACGTCTCGATCGTGAGCTACCCGATCACCGGCTGGCTGGGGGAACTGGCCGGCGACCGGTTCGTGCGGCTGTGCACCGAGGAAGGTATCCCCGCGCGCCTGTGGGGTTTCCCCCTGGACACGATGCCCATGGGCGCCCAGACTCCGAAAACCCTGCTTGCGCTGCTCCAGGAGTGCGAGGACGCGGACGCGGGCCTGATCTACGAACCGCGGCACGTGATGGCGCTGGGGTTCCGCACCCGCGTGTCCCTCTACAACCAGCCGTCGGCGCTCGCGTTGGACTACGCGCAGAAGCAGCTGGCGAACGTGCTGCGGCCCGTCGACGACGACCTGCTCACCCTCAACGACGTCACCGTGAGCCGCTCCAACGGCGGATCCTCGGCGCGCCAGGTCCTGACCACCGGCGCACTGTCCACCCAGGCGCCCCCTAACGGCGTGGGCCCGTACCCGACCTCGCCGAGCATCAACGTGCAGACGGATGGCCAGCTGGTCGACATGGCTGGGTGGCTGTTGCACGTCGGGACCGTGGATGAGCCGCGCTACCCGGGCATCAGCGTGGACCTGGCGCGCCCGCAGGTCGCAGGCGTGTACTACGCGGCGCAGGACGTGCGCATCGGTGACCGGGTCACCGTTGCGAACACGCCCGCGTTCCTGCCGCCGGACGGCATCAGCCAGATCGTGCGGGGGTTCTCCGAGACCTGTTTCGGCTACGACTTCAAGATCACGTGGTTGTGTTCGCCGGAGTCCCCGTTCCGGGTCGCGATCCTGGATGACTGGGTGCTCTCGCGCGCTGACACCGACGGTTCCACGCTCAGCGCGTCCGTGCTGGCTACGGACACCAAAC